CCAGGCGGTGCTCGTGCACCGCGCCGAGGAGGAGGTGGCACGACGTGAGTAACCGGCTGCTCAACCTGGCGTGGCCGGTCCCACTGCCATCGGGTGCGAAGCTGCTGCTTGTCGCTCTCGCCGATCGGGCGGACAACACCGGCAAGTCGTGGCCGTCACGAGCCATGCTGGTCGAGCAGACCGGCCTGAGCGAGGTCACCCTGTGGCGACACCTTCGTGACCTCGTCAATGCGGGTCTGGTCACACAGCAGAGGCGGCGACAGTCGAGCACGGTGTACACGGTTCACGAGGCCGTGCTGATCGTCGCGGCGAAGCGGCCCGAGGACAGCGAGAGCTTGCACCTTGAAACCGTTCAGAATGAAACCTTGCAGAATGAAACCGTTCATTCTGATGATCAAAACCGTTCAAAATTGAAGGTTCCTAAAGAGAACCCTCATGAACCCCCAACCTCTTTGTCCCACACGCCGACACACACACAGCCCGACCGCTTCGCCGAGTTCTGGTCCGCCTACCCCAAGCGCGGCGGCAGGTCGATGAACAAGGACGACGCCCGGAAGGCGTGGACGGCCGCACTCAAGGCCATCCGGAAGCCCGACGACGACGGCATCAGCTGGACCGTCGACCAGATCATCGACGGCACCCGCCGATTCGCCCGTGAATGCCAGTCATACGACGACCCCGGCCGGGTCAAGATGCCCGCAGGCTGGCTCCGCGCCGGTGGCTGGAAGTACGACGACCTCACCTCGACTCCCCGCGATCACGCTGAGTGGATCAAGGGCGAGTGGCGGGCAGGCCGGGTCATCGAGATCCGGAAGTACTTCCCCGGCGACTACAGCGACCCACCACCCGGTGACGGCGACTACCTCGAAGACGTGCTCAAACCTCACAACCGTGCCTGGATCGAGCGGCACCACGCCGCCATCCTCGCCAGACTCACCAGCGAGGCGTCATGAACCCCGAGTTCCCCCTGGAACGTCCCACCGAGGAGCGGTTCCTCGTCGGCCTGCTGCTGCCTCCCGCACTGCGGACCCTTCGCGACGAGGCCCTGCAGCGGGTAGACCCCGAGCACTTCGGCACGATGCACTACGGCGGCATGTGGGCCGCTGCCCAGCGGTTGCGCGCCAATGAACAGCTCATCGACCGGCGTAGCCTCCTCGCCGAGATCCGCACCGAGGTCGGCGGGCAGGGCGTACCGCAGATCCTCGACAGCCTGATCGGCTACACGCCCACGACTCACGAATACCCGAACGTGATCCGGGAGGTCATCAACGCGGGCAAGCTCCGGCGGCTAGTCGAGACCCTGGGCCGGGCACAGCAGCGCGCCTACACCGCCGAGGACCCCGACGCCGCCTACGCGGTCGCGCTGGAGGAACTGGAGCGGCTGGCCGACCGGAGAGAGGAAGCCGGTGGCGTCACTCACCTCAGCGCCATCATGGACGGACTGGCCGAGGATTTCCGCAACGGGCTCGGCGACAAGGCCATCCCCTCGCCGTGGCCGGACTTCAACGAACGGGCCGCGGGCGGCTTCCACCGTGGACGCCTGCACGTGATCGGTGCCCGGCCGGGCGAGGGCAAGTCCATCGCCGGCCATCAGGCGGCCCTCTACGCCGCCGCTCACGGTCGCTCGGCGGTGATCTTCAGCATGGAGATGTCCAACGCTGAGGTCGGCGGTCGGATGCTGGCCAACGACTCGCGGGTCGAGATGAACGAGGTCGCCAAGCTGCAACTGTCGGAGGACTCCTGGCGCCGCTACAACGAGTTCACCGAGCGGTCCCGCGACATGCCGCTGTGGGTGATCGACCGGTCGAACATGACCGTCGAGCTGATCTCCTCCATCGCCCGCACACACAAGCGCCGTCACGGCCTGGACGTGATGTGCGTCGACTACCTCCAGCTCATGGGCATGAAGGGTGTCCAGTCGCGCGAGCAGGCCGTCTCCGAGATCGCTCGCCGCCTGAAGAACCTCGCCCGTGAACTGGACTGCGCCGTGCTGCTGCCCAGCCAGCTCAACCGCGAGACCGCCCGGCGCGGCAAGCCCTCGCTGGCGGACCTGCGGGAGTCCGGCGGCATCGAGGCACACGCCGACCTGGTGTTGCTGCTGGCCCGCCAGCGCTTTCCGGAGAACCACGACACCGCGCCCGGCAAGTACAACGGCCGGATCGTGCTCGACATCGCCAAGAACCGCTTCGGTCAGACCGGCGACATCGAACTCGACTGGCGTGGCCACTACGCCACCATCGGCTGAGGGAGCCCACATGCCCAGAGTCACCTTCATCGGCGGTCCGCTCGATGGCACCGTTCACGACCGCGCCCGGTTCCCGAACTGCCTCGCTGAGGACGGCGTGGCCGCTCTGCCCGCCAGCACCTACCAGCGACGGAACGACCTCTACCTGCACCAGGCCGATGTGCCCGGCGACGGCACCAAGAGCCACCGCTACGTCCACGGCTCCATCCCGCTGAACACAGGAGAAGCGCGATGACCGACACGACACCGCGGCAGCACGGCCTGTCGATCCCGCTCGAAGACATCCGCGGCGCGCTCGCAGACACCGCCCGATGCAAGTCGTGCACCGCTGAGCCCGTCCTCGCAGTGTGGGAGGCCGACTCGGACGGCACGAGCTACCTGGAGTGGGACTTCTGCACCGGTCACGATCTGGACTGCCCGGTCTGGCTGGCCAACGTTGGGAAGCAGACCGACCGCGCACTTCGCCTGATCATCGGCGGCGAAGAACAGGAGCAACGATGACAACCACCAGTCAGCTCACCGCGTCGATGGTCCCGTGCACGATGATCACCCGCGACGGTGGCGTGTGCGGGAAGCAGGGCATGGTCGAGATGCCGGCCGGCATCTGTGGCGAGCACGCTGTAGCCGTTCACCGGGCAGTGGCCAGGTTGATCGAGACCAAGGTGGCTGAGGAACTGGCCAAGGAGCGTGCTCGATGAGCCTCGTCCGGTCGTGCGTGCTCCCCGGCTGCCCCGGCCGCCGGGAGCTGGAGCCGGGCGCTTACGCGTGCGGCGACTGCCAGTTGCGACTCGTCCGGAAGCTCTCGGACATCGAGACCTACCTGTCGATCGTGTCGGCCGTCCCCGTTCGCGGGGCGGCCGGCCCGCACGCCAAGGGCTACGAGTCCACCCCGCCGGCCCGGCTCGACGTGATCGCCATGCTCGACTGGCGTACGGAGATCAACGGAGCGTCGGGTGCGGACATCGACGACGACGTGCTGGACGAGGTGCCGAACGTCCGGGCCGACCTCGACGGCTGGTCGCGCATCGTGCATGAGGAACACCCGGAGCACCCGCGAGGCACGGGGGGATGGTTCCTCCGCACCCGGTGCGACTGGATCGTCCACCAGCCGTGGGTCGACGAGTTCGCCGCCGATATCGCCCGCGTGCACGGCGCACTACGGGCCGCGTGCTGCGACCTGCCCGACGAGCCAGTCGGCGAGTGCCTGACGCGCGGCTGTGACGGCCGTGCGTACCCGACCCGCGATCGGGACGGGGTCCGGTGTGAACGGTGCAAGCGGATGTATCGCGGGCACGAGCTCGTCCAGCTTCGACTACTGCAACCGGGAGCGGCAGCATGATGAGAGTGCCAGCACGGGTGGCTGTAGCCGCCCTCAAGCAGCTCGGGTTCGAGAAGGTGTCGCCGGATGCACTCCGGCAGTGGCGCCACCGCGGTTACCTCAGTCCCGGACGGAACTACGACCTCGACGAGATTGGCGCGTTTCTCGCCTGGCGGGCCACCCGCGAGTCGGCTTGACGACTACGAATTACACGCTGTAACGTTTCTGCCTGGAGAACCTTGTTCACCGAGGCCCCCGGCTTGAGCGCCTGCTCGCCGGGGGTCTAGGCGTTGTGAGCCGTTACCGACTGCTTATATGGATCGTCTCGGCGCCTGAGCGTCTGTTGCCGTCGTGGCGCTCCAGTGTGCTGGCGCATAGATCGCAACGGTGGCACCTTCCGCGTTCTTGACGAGGAGGTGGCCATCTTGCACCTCGATCCTGACGCCATCGTCGTGGTCGCGGTTTGTCGAGCCGTACCTCACATTGACTGCCATGTCCGGTCATCGACCTCTGCGCGGAGGCCGTTACCTGTAGATCACCCAACCGTCGCTATTTGACCTAGGGGGTCTTGACGATGGCTGGTGGTGAGCAAGACGCCCAGCGGATGGCAGCAGCTCAGCAGCGCGCAACCGTGGCCGAGCTCCGACAGCAGGGCTTGACGTTCACCGAGATCGGCAGGCGCCTCGGCTTCACGCGCCAGAGGGCCCACCAGATCTACATGGCCGCCTGCGCAGCGATCCTCAGCCCAGCGGTCGAGGCCCTGCGCGCGGAGCACCTCGACGAACTGGCCGAGGCACGCCGTCGGGTCATGGAGGTCATGCGCGCGGAGCACGTCATCGTCCAGCAGGGCCACGTGGTCAGCGAGATCACCGGCCAGGACGACGAGGGCAAGCCGATCTTCGGTGACGCACTGCGCGACCACGGCCCGGTGCTCGACGCCGCCCGCACGCTCGCCGCCATCCAGGCCCGCGAGTCGAAGCTGGTCGGTGGGGACGCCCCGACGAAGGTCGAGGCCGAGGTCACCAACCGCGTCGATCCCGAGACCATCGAGCTCCGCCAGATGCTGCTCGACCAGCAGGCGAAGAACGACGCCGAGCGTGACCGGCTGACCGGGGAGGCGCCGTGATCCCCGTAACCGTGTACCGGACCGGCCGCTCGTGGTGGCGCCGACCGTGGCAGGGCGAGCCGACCGACGCGAGCGTCATCACCTGGCCCTGCGCGATCACCGCCTTCACTCGCCGCCGCTGCCAACGCCGCACGGAGCGGCAGTACGAGCTGCTGACACGGGGCTGGATACGGCCGCCGGTCAGCTTGACGAGAGGGCAGTAGCTATGGCCAGAACGCCGAAGGTCGATGTCACCCCGACCGTGCCCGCCGACCACAAGGTCGGTGACCGCATCAGCTACACCGGCGCGCTGGGCACGTTCGACGGCATCGTTGCCGAGGTCCGCGAGCTGGTCGACGAGGCCGGCGCCAAGCTGCGCGCCTTCGTCGTCCACCTGGAGGGCGTCGGCCGACTGCTCACCACCGGTGACGCGCTGGCCCCGGCCGCCGTGCCGACGCCTGCCGTGGGGACTGCCGTGACAGCAGTCCCTGCCGACGAGGCACAGGCCGACGGCGGCGACGTGGACGCTCCTCCCGCCGCCTGATTCTGACCACTGATAAGCGAGGCTTATCGGCTGCCAGGGGGAGGTCTGACGTGCGAATCTTCGGATGGCGGGCCGACCCTGGCACCGCTTACTGGCGCCTGAACCTGCCGCTCGTCGAGCTGGCCAGCCAGGGCCACGACTGCATGGTCGCTGACGTGATGCCCGAGTGCGTGCGGCATGACGCCGAGGTCGATGTGGTCGTAGCCAGCCGGACCGCGATGCCACAGGCCAGCAAGGCGTTCCAGCAGATGTGCCGCGAGGCCCGGATGCTGATGGTCTACGAGTGCGACGACGACTTCTTCACCGTCGAGCCGCACAACCGCGTGGCCTACGAGCTGTTCAGCCGGCCGGACATCGCAGCGAGCATCCGCGCCAACATGGCCGCGGCTCACCTGGTCACCGTGTCCACCGAGCACCTGGCCGAGCGGGTCGCCGAGCACACCTCGGCCCCGATCGTCGTGCTGCCCAACCGGGTACCGCGATGGCTGACCGAGCTGCCGGCGCCGGAGCCGCACGATGGCCGGGTGAGCTTCGGGCACACCGGCGGGATCTCGCACCTGCGGGACTTCGGCGAGATCGTCAAGCCGCTGAGGGCCTTCCTGCAGCACCAGGGCGACGGCGCCGAGTTCGTGGCCTACGGGACGGACTCCACGCCGCGCGTGGCCTCGATCCGGGGCAGGACGCGGCACGCTGACTGGACTGAGGACGTGCGGGACTACCTGCGCAGCCTCGTCGGCCTCGACGTGGGCCTGGCGCCGTTGCGCGACACGGTGTTCAACCGCTCCAAGAGCCCGCTCAAGCCGATGGAGTTCGGCGCGCTCGGCCTGCCGGTCATCGCCTCGCCCGCCGGGCCGTACCGCGACTACGTGCGCGACGGCAGCACCGGCTACCTGTGCCGCACCGCGAAGGACTGGTCGGCCGCCCTGAACGAGCTGATGAGTCCGTGGGCCCGCGCCGAGATGGGCGCAGCCGGCCGCGCGCAGGCCCGAGAGAACCTGATCGAGGACCACGCGCACCTGTGGCTGGACGCCTACGAGGGCGCCATGAGCGGACGGGTGGCGGCATGAAGGTCTCCGTCATCGTCCCGTGGCGCACCGACAACGGCCAGCGAGAGCGGGTGTGGAACCGGATCCGTCCACTGTGGGAGGACAGCGAGTTCGAAGTCGTCACCGGCACACCGGACGATGGCCCGTTCAACTGCTCACAGGCCCTCAACCGGGCCGCTGAGAAGGCCACCGGCGACGTACTCGTCACCATGGGCGCCGACCACTGGCCCGACCTGGACGCGGTCGCCACGGCCGCACGGCTGACCTCCTACGCCTCGTGGATGCCGGTCTACGGCGGGGTGCACTACCTGAGCCAGGGCGACACGGACGCCGTGATCGCAGGCGCCGACCCGGCTCGCTTCCGTCCGGAGAGGACCGACCCGTGCTGCCAGGGCATCACGGCCATCACCCGCCAGTCCTGGCAGGACATCGGCGGCATGGACGAGCGGTACGCCGGGTGGGGCTACGAGGACACCGCACTACTGCGCGAACTGGCCCGCCGCTACGGGTTCGTGCCGGCACCGTTCAACCACGTGATCGGCCTGTGGCACGACGGGGCGCACCGAGACCTGTCGCCGAACAACCCGAACCGGGCCCTGTTCGAGAGCACCTGAGCGAGGTGGCGCCATGTTCGACCTCGGCGCCTACCTCGACAGCAAGCAGATCGACATCCGGCTGCTGGAGTACCCGGCCGGCCGCCGTGCGCTGACCGAGCTCGACCCGCTGCTGTTCGCCCTGCTGTACCTGCCGCACCACGTGAAGCAGCCCGACGGCTCGATCACGCTGGCCGAGTTCCACCTGGCGGTGGTCGAGCAGGCCCGCCAGTGGGTGCTCGCCGACACCGTGCCGCGCCAGCACCGCGACGCCTACGTGGCGGCCCGCAACGCCGGGAAGTCGACGTGGTTCCACACGATCCTGCCGACGTGGGCAGGTGCGCACCGGCACCGCAACTTCATCGCGGCGTTCAGCGACAGCGCCACGCAGGCCGAGATGCATCTGGCCACATTCCGCAAGGAGCTGGACACCAACGCCCTGCTGCGCCAGGACTTCCCGGACCTGTGCACCCCGGCCCGCAAGGCTCGCGGCACCACCGAGAGCGACACCCAGGGCCTCTACATAGCCCGATCCGGGTTCGCCTTCATGGCCCGCGGCATGGACTCGCGGACACTGGGTGCCAAGATCGGCACGCAACGGCCGGACCTGTTGATCCTCGACGACATCGAGCCACCAGAGGAGACGTACTCCCCGGCGATCAAGGACAAGCGGCTCGGCTCGCTGATCGACAGCATCCTGCCGCTGAACGAGTTCGCACGGGTGGTGCTGGTCGGCACGGTCACCATGCCGGACTCGATCGTCCACGACCTCGTCCGGTCCGAGACGACGCCGGCCGACGCGCCGCCGTGGATCGCCGAGCAGAACTTCCGGGCGCACTACTTCCCGGCGCTGATCACCGACGAGGAGACCGGCGAGCAGCGCTCGATCTGGCCGGAGAAGTGGCCGCTGCCGTACCTGCTGAGCATCCAGCACACGCGGGACTTCAAGAAGAACTTCCAGAACGACCCGATGGGCCGGGACGGCGAGTACTGGCGGGCCGAGGACTTCGCCTACGGCACGCTGCCCGCGATGGCCGGGATGCTGCTGAGCATCGACCCCGCGGTCACCAGCAAGGCCAAGAGCGACTTCACCGCAGCGGCCGTGATTGGGATGCAGCCGGCGCAGTACACCGTCGTGGCTGGACGGCAGATCGAGACCGAGCCCAAGAAGTGCGTCGTGCTGTACGCCCAGGCCCGACGGGTCCAGGTCGGCGAGCCTATGCGCCTGTGGGTGCTGTCGATCCTCGCCGCGTTCCCGAACATCCGGGGCATCGTGATCGAGGGCAACCAGGGTGGCGACACCTGGCACCGGATCCTGCACGACATGCCGGTCCCGGTGCGGGTCATCAGCAACTCGGCGCCGAAGGAAGTCCGGGCGGCCAACCTCGCGACCCGCTACCAGATCAAGGTCGTCATCCACGCCGAGCCGCTCCCGCAGGCCGAGGCCCAGATGGTCGGCTTCCCGAAGGCCCCGCACGACGACCTCGTCGATGCCATCGGCAATGGGGTCGGGGTGTTCCTCGGTGAACCGAAGGTCAGCAGCGCGCCACCTACGGCGCACCAAGTCAGCTACGTGTGAGGGGAGGGGACGTGACCGCTCCACTGTCCAGCCAGGCAACCGACCTGGACGACGCGTTCCAGGCCATGGCCGAAGCGCATCCCGGCTACGAGAAGGCCCAGGCGTACGCCGACGGCCCGGTGGACGAGGTGTTCGTCTCCCCGAAGATCCGCCGCATCATGCGCCAGACGGGCGTCGACTTCCAGGAGCTTCTGGGCGATGTGGTTATCGACGCCGTGGCCGACCGGCTGTGCATCGAGTCGGTCGCGTCCGACAGCGACGAGGCGACGGCGGCGCTGGCTGGTCTCGACGAGCAGAACGCGCTCGGGCTGGTGCGGCCACAGGTCAACCGGCTCACGCTCAAGCTCGGCGACTACCTGCTGTTCGCCTGGCCGCGTGCCGATGGCTCGATGCAGGTCGTCACGGTCGACCCGAGGCAGGCCCGGCTGTTCTACGAGCCCGACGACCCGATGACACCGCGGTACGGCATCCGCCGGTGGGTGCGCCCGGACAAGTTCGTCCGTGTGGACCTGCTGTACGCCGACCGCCTTGAGTCCTTCATCAGCGTCAAGGCGGACCGTAACGCTAAGCAGGCCAAGGACTTCGTGCCGTACGTGGTCGAGGGCAACGACTCCAACGTGGTCGAGCACGACTTCGGCCGGCCGCCGCTGTTCCACTTCTCCACCGACCTGCCCGGCGAGTACGGCTGTCCCGAGCACAAGCCGTTCATGGCCACTCAGGACATCCTGCTCAAGCTGGCCATCAGCCACATGGTCACGGTCGACTTCACGACGCTGCCGCTGCGGTGGGCGATCATGAAGGACGGCATCGACACCACCGAGGCTGAGGACCAGGACGACGCCATGTTCCGGTATCGGAACGACGGCAGCGACCCGGCCAACCGGACACGCCAGCCGGAGGGGAAGTCGTCGCTGCGCTCGACCGAGGGCGACGTGTGGATGCAGCGGGGCGTCGAGGAGTTCGGCCAGTTCGACCCGGCCCCACCGGCCGGGTTCATCGACCCGGCCGCCTTCCACCTGAAGATCGGTGCGACCGCCAGCGCGACGCCGCTGTGGTACTTCGAGGGCTTCAGTCAGCCCCCGGCCGGTATCGCACTGCGGACGGGCATGGAGCCGCTGCTGGCCAAGACGCGGGCCCGGTTGGCGACGCTGGACCACGACTGGCGCGAGTTCTACGGCTGCATGTTGAAGGTGCTCGGCTTCCCGAACGCCAAGGTCATGATCTCGTGGGCGTCGGTTGAGCCCAGCGACGAGACCGAGACGTGGACCATCGCCGGCCTGAAGCAGGACCGCGGCGTGCCGCAGGACGTGACGCTCATCGAGGGCGGCTACGACGAGACGATGGTCCAGAAGTGGGCGCAGGAGCGCACCAGCGGCCTGCCCGAGCGTCTGGTGATGCTGGGCCAGGTCGGCGACTTCCTCGCCAGCGCTGCGACTGCCGTGGCTGGCGGATCGGCCACTCAGGAGCAGATCACGGCCATCCTGACCACGATCATGGGGCCACTCGATGCCATCGACCCCGCCACCTCCTGAGTCCGCGATACCGGCGATCATCTGGCAGCACGCCGAGGAGGTCCTGTCCGCTGAGGACGAGGCCGCTCGGCTGGCCGCTGGACCGTTGCGCAACCAGCTCGACCAGATCCTGCAGACCTTCCGGCTCCGGTGGGTCCGCGAGTACGGCACGTTCCGCAGCCAGCAGTCCGGGCGGGACTTCATCGGCTTCATGGCCGACCTCAGCGCGGCACTGTCGGCCGTGCACGTCGACCCGGCACCGGCACTGATAGCGGCCGCCGGCGAAGCGCAGGCGCTGGGCGTCCGGCAGGCGTTCATCGAGGCCGGGCTGGACCCGGTGGAGCGGGCCGTCGTGCTCGACCTCGCGCTGCACGACTACGCCAACGGGATCGCCGAGAAGGCCAGCGAACTGGTGGACCGGGCCGCCCGGATGGCCGCGACCGTCCGCAAGGGCAGCTTCACCGCGGTCACCCGCACGGTGTCCGTCGCCGAGCAGGGTGCCAACCAGATCGACCGGGCCGCCCGGACGATCACGAACGAGCAGGTCAACGACGGCATCGGTGACGTGGCCGAGGAGTTGGGCGCCCGCGAGCTGTGGGTGGCCGAGCGCGACGCCTGCGTTCACTGCCTGGCCCTGTCCGGGCACCTGTCCGACCCGGAGACCGGCCTGTTCGACGCCTCCCTCACCTTCGGCGGCAAGCCGATCACGTGGCTGCCCGGTGCCACCGAGCAACCGGGCGGTGCCTGGTCCGGCGGCGAGCTGGACGGGCCGCCGCGACACCCGAACTGCCGGTGCCGCAAGAGCCCCTGGTTCGGCCACGACACGGCCGGCGCCGAGTCCATCACCCACGACTGGGCCGGCGCCATCGCCGAGGCGCGGGCCAACGGCGACCAGGTGGCCGAGGACGCCGCTCACCGTGCTGCCGCCGCCGCTCGCCGGTCAGCCGCCACCGATCTGCCCGCTGCACTGCGCCGTGAGGCCGAACGCAGCGTGCTCAACGGATGGGCTCTCCCATCCGAACCGAACTCGACCCGGACAAAGGCTGCCGAGCAGTTGCTGTCCAAGGTCGCCGGCCGCGGTGGCTTCGCGCCATCCGGCTGGAAGGTCCCGGCCAGTGTCCGCAAGGGCGCCGAGAAGGACCTGAAGAAGGGGACGTTCCACACCCGGTCGTTCCCCGGCCCGTGAGGGCCACCGACGCCCCGTGAGGGGCACGCCAGGAAGAGGCCGAGATGGCTGAGAACGCAGCGACAACGCCCCCGGTACCGACGGCCCCGCCCGCAGTGGCGACGCCCCCGGCTGCCACGGCGCCAGTGACGCCCCCGGCGGCTGACTGGACTCCGCCCACCCGTGAGGAGTGGGAGGAAGCCAACACGAAGCTGTCGGCGGCGAACAGGGAGGCCGCCACCCGGCGGACCGAGCTGAACAAGCTGAAGCAGCAGCACGAGACCGACGCCGAGAAGGCGCAGCGCGAGGCAGCCGAGCAGGCGACCCAGACCCTGCGTCCGAAGCTGCTCAACCTGACCGGTCAGCTCGCCACGGCGTTCGCCGAGGCCCGGCCCGACCGACTGGGAGCGCTGCTGAAGCTGGTCGACTTCGACAAGGTCGACACGGACTCGCTGTCCGGGCTCGGTGACGAGGTCACCCGGCTCAAGACCGAGTTCCCGGAGTTCTTCGGCACCGCCCAGCAGGCCGCCGGTCAGCAGGTCGCGGGCCGCGCCGAAATGGGCGGTCGCAAGCCCAGCGGCACACCGCTTACCCCGATCGAACAACTGGCCGCCCAGATGGCGGGCAGGAAGTAACCCGACAGCCGCACCCGTGAGGCGTGACGGCATTGCCCCACAACACAAGGAGCGATCACCGTGGCTCTTTCGCCGCAGACGTTCACCGGTGCCGGCTGGATCCCGATCGGCACCGACCCCGCAGTCATCGAACAGGTCAAGATGAACTCGTTCGTCGAGACCTTCGGTACTCCGGTGGGAATGACCACCCGTACCAAGTGGACCCCGCGCACCAGTGGCGTGAAGATGGGCCGCGTCGCGCCCGGTGCCGGTGGCTACACCCACGACACCACCAGCATTAACGACTCGGTGCTGCTGACCTACGACAAGTTCGGTGGCCTCGTCGACCTGGAGGACGAGGACCTGCAGGACACCTCGTCCAACATGGTCGAGGCACTGAGCAACGGCGCGGGCGCCAGCTACGCGCGGCTGTTCGACAACGTGTGCATCGGCATCACGGCCGCCAAGGGCACGTCGGGGTGGAACTTCGACTCGCTGTACTACCTGCTGACGCAGGACGACACGGCGACCGGGTACACCGGGAACTCGAACATCACCAAGACGGCCACGGCCGGTGGCGCGACGTACACCGACTTCAACAAGGCGCTCAAGCAGTACGAGCGCTCCGCGAAGTGGGCGAACATCGGGAACACCGTGGTCGGCGCGCACCCGCTGGTCAAGTCCGAGATCCGGGGCGTCGTGGACACGCAGGGTCGGCCGATCTTCATCGAGTCGTCCGGCGGCGACTCGGGCGGCGCGCAGGGCACCGGAGACACGATCTTCGGCTACCCGGTGCGCTGGTCCTACGGCCTGGCCACCAGCGCGGCCGGCTCCGACGAGCCCAACGGCCACCCGCTGATGGTCATCGGCAACCGGGGCCTGCTCAAGCGCGGTGACCGCGAGGAACTGCAGGCACATTTCGCCGACCCGGACACGTCGGGCTACGGCTTCGACGGCGACGTGGGTGGCCTGAAGTTCAGGGCCAAGAAGGCGTTCGTGCCGGGCGCGCTGCCGGGCTTTTCCATCCTGGAGTTCGTCTCCTGATCCGGCTGGCTGGCCGTACTCGCTTCGGTGGATGCGGCCAGCCGCCCGGCTCGCCGAGAGGGGGCAAGCATGACCACGTGGTGCTCACTCGACGATGTGACCACCTACGCCAACACCGCGGTGGAGCCGACCACGCTGACGCAGGCGGGCGCGACGATCGACGTGCACTGCGCCCGGCCCTACGACCTCGTCGTGGGCAGCCTGCCGGCCGGCTCGGTGTGCCAGATCAGCGCGACGGACCTGTACTGGCTCAAGCTCGCGTGCGCCTACCAGGCCGCGTGGCTCTCCACTCAGCCGGACGCGTTCTCCCGGTCCGACGTGACCTCGGTCGGCCGAGGGACGGGCAGCCTCACCATCGCTGACTCGGCCCTCGTTCTGGCTCCGCTGGCCAAGGTCACGCTCCGGCGGGTGTCGTTCCTGAAGTCCCGGTCGCTGCACGTGCCCGGCGCGATGGAGGTCAACGACCCGTGGCTGGGCGAGGACGGCCCTGGCTGGCGCAACCTCGGCCCGGTCTGAGGAGGCACCGTGTACCAGCCAGCGACGTGCAAGGCGTCCATCCTGCGCCGTGATCCCGTCGCCAAGACCCCGCTCGGCGACCCGGCCGGCGTCTACGCCGAGGTGGCCACCGGCTTGCCGGCCAGCATCACCGAGACGAGCCGCAGGACGTGGGACAAGGCCGCGCAGACGCCGCGCACCGTGCGGGTGCTCTCCGGCCTGCTGGGCTCCGGCACGGACGTGCGGGTGGGCGACCGCCTGCGCGACGACAGCAACAACGGCCTGCTCTACGTGGTCAAGGCGGTCACGCAGCCGCGGTCGTTCGGCTACACCCCGGACCTCGAACTCGACCTCGGGCGCGTTGGATCGGGGGACTGATGGCCGACTACGTGGAGAACCCCGACTGGCGCGAGCAGATTGCCCAGGACTCCCGAGACATGCTCGACCGGCTCTCGGACAAGGGGCTTGAACGGGCGCTCGCCGCCTGCCCTGTGTCCCGTGACGGCAGCAACGGCAACCCGCCCGGTCACCTCCGGTCGAGCCTGCGCCGCTACGTCGAGGGCGAGTCCGCCCGGTGGGGCACCGACTTGAACTACGGCCTGTTCGTTGACGAGGGCCACCGTGTGGCCTACAAGGACCAGGCGACCGGGACGACCGTCTACACCGGCGACGTGGTACCCCCACAGCCGTTCCTGCGGTCCTCGCTGTACGAGCTGGGCCCCGAGGTTGGGCCCATCATCGAGGGGCGGGGGACATGACGCGGTTCGCGACGACTGACCGCGTGGTCCTTGCGTGGCTGCCGCTCATCGAGGGCCTGGCCGCCGACATGGTCGGCGAGACCCTGCCCACCGACATCACCGCTTGGTCCACGGACGGGTTCATCACGCCGAACACTGCCGGCGGCAACTCGAACATCTACGTGCCGGTCATCTCTCCGGTCATGACCATGAGCTGCTGGGCGGTCGACCCGGACACCGGGCAACCGCCGTGGAACCTGGCCAAGAACCTCGCCGAGACCGTGCGAGCCGCGTGCCAGAACCGCGATCACATGGGCGACGTGCTGACCCTGGCCGACTGCGACCAGCGGGCGCGCGTCTTCTCGGCCTACCTCGTGGGCGAGCCGCGCAAGTCCTTCGCGGACAACGGCGACTACGCCTGCGTCGTCGTGGACATGCACGTCGACTGGATCGTGTCCTGATCCCTTGACCTCCCCGGTGAGCGGGGCGGCTTTTCCCTTCTCCCAACCCTTTCACCGGAAGGTGGACCCCGCCATGAGTGGCGAATACTACGAGCAGGTCGTCATGGGGCCTGCCACCCTGTACGCGGGCGCGCTCGGCCTCGTGACCTCCCCGCCTGCCGACGCATCCGTCAACACCACCCCTGCCGCGAGCGCCTGGACCAACATCCAGGGCACCAACGGCGGCGTCACCTGGTCGCACGACCAGAAGACCACGCCCCTGATGGTCGACCAGACGCCCTACAACATCGACGACCGGATCACCGAGGTCGACATCCAGGTCGTGGTGACCCTGGCGAACGTCTCGCTGGCCAACCTCGCCCTGTCACTCAACACCACGGTCGGCGCGACGGGCTCGGGCTACGCGACCCTGGAGCCGAACTACGGCCCGCAGGCCAGCCAGGCGCAGACCATCAGCCTGCTGGTGGACGGCTTCGCGCCGCTGGGGGCGCTGA